ACCTCATTTACAAAAACGGAAACAGTAGTTTAAAAAGAGAAGCAAAGCATCATGGATATGCTTTGCTTCGCAATGAGCAAATTCAGCAATTAGAATTTGTTGATGTTTACATAAGAAATCCTCGTGCTAGATATGTCAGCGGGGTCAACACTTATCTACAGCACATCACCAAAGACTATCCTGAACTAGATTACAACACAGCGTTTTGGTTTGCCAAACGCTATCAGTTTCTCAACAGACACTATCTTCCGCAGTTTTATTGGATTCAAAATCTCAGCAGATTTTTACGACCTGATGCTGAATTACGATTTAGAAATTTTTCAACGTTTGGCTCTATTACATCTATTAGAGATCGAGCCAAAGTTGTTCCGCCAACTCAAGCGTTTGTACAACAATTATTAGACAACAACAAGGATGCAGAATTTTTGTGGCATGTAGATCAAATACTGTTAAACCTTGCTGGTCAGTCCATGACATGGTCTGCGCTGGTAGAGTATTTTCGAACAAATTTTCCTGATATTGCAGCCCATGTATTGCCCACGGCTTGATCACTTTGTTAGATTGAATCCCAGCGGTAAACTCAGTCGCTGCGGTCACATGACTGGCAATCCAGAATTTGATTCCATTGCCAGTATGGACAGCAGTGAATGGTTGGCACAATTAAAACAACAATTTGCACAAGACCAGTGGCCCCAAGAATGTGTTAGATGCCAACAAACTGAGCAACTGAATCAACCCAGCATACGATTGAATTCAATTGCGTTTCACAAAAAGCAAAGCCAGCTGGACTACCTCACAGTGGGCGGAGTATTAGACAACGTTTGCAACAGCGCCTGCCAAACCTGCAATGAAACATTGAGTACAAAGATAGGAAGTTTGCATCAGCGAGATTATATCAAAATCAACAATGCTGACCAATTTTGGAACTTGCCATTGAACAGAGTGGTGCATCTTGACGTTAATGGTGGCGAACCTAGCGCCAGTAAAAATTATCGACACCTGTTGGCTAACCTGCCAGACACAGTTCGCAGCATTAGAATCAACACCAATTGCAGCACTGTGATCACTGAACTTGACCAACTGTTAGAAAAAGGTATCAATGTCACAGTCACAGCAAGCCTTGACGGCATTGGTCGAATACATGACTATGTTCGCTGGCCCATAAAATTCAACGAGTTTGAACAGAATTTATTGAAGTATCGCGCTATGGGAGTGGACCTTAATACCTGGACCACTGTGAGTGCGTTGAATATTGGCGATCTCAAAAATATTTTTCAGTATGCAGAACACCATAAACTAAAACACAGCTGGGCATTGCTGGAACGCCCTAATGTGTTGAGTGTAAAATACAGCAACCATCTAACAAGAACAGCAGATGTGCCCGATTTATTAAAATCAATTGTGGCCACTGAACAGGACAACACAGTTGAACTACAGATGTTTACTGCACAGCAAGATAAGCTAAGGAACATTCGCTTGTGGGATTATTTTAAATGAAAATTGCAATCACCGGACACACCGCAGGCATAGGCCAAGCACTGGCACGATTGTATACCAATCAAGGCCATGACATTGTGGGATTAAGCAAGCGAGAAGGATGGAACATAAGAAATGTTCTAAAAATCTGTGATCAAATTGAACCTTGTGATGTTTTTGTAAACAATGCGCAAGCAGGTTATGCACAGACCGAACTGTTGTTTGAAATGGCCCAACGTTGGCAAGGAACTCGCAAACACATTGTGGTAATTTCTACCATGATGACACAGAGTCCAGTCAGTGTTCTACCAGGACTTGACATGGACCAGTATCGAGTACAGAAGGTTGCGTTAGAAGAATCTGTGCAACAAATAAGAAATCGACAGTTGGGAATCAAACTAACAATTGTGAGACCGGGCAACATTGCCACAAGCCCTGACAAAACAATTCCGCCAGCCGCCAACGTTGATGTTTGGGCTGCAACTCTGCATGAAATTTTTGATCTAGCAGCCAAAAATAATTTGCGCATACCTGAGATAAGTCTGGGACCATGATCACAGCTAAACAAGTACTGACCAACAAATGTTTTTGTCCCATGCCGTGGGCGGGACTGATGTACAACTTTGACGGTACAGTAAAGAATTGTATTCGCAGCGCCGGCCCTATTGGCAATGTTAAAAACAACAGTATAGAAGAAATTTTGCATGGTGCTGTTAATGCTGACACGCAACAAAGTATGTTGCAAGACCAGCCAGGATCTAATTGTTATCCTTGTTACGAGTTAGAAGGCAGCAAACAAAAGCACAACATTGTCAGCGATAGGATTTTTTATATCAAAGAGTTAAAACGAATACCGTTGGATGTATATCGCCCAGGCAACCATGAACTCAATGCCATTGATGTTCGTTGGAGCAATCTGTGTAATTTTGCCTGTGTTTACTGTAGTCCAGAATACAGCAGTCAATGGGCCAGCGAACTCAAAGTTTTTGCAATTACTCCTGACAACACTCAAAAAGAAAATTTCAAAAAATACATTTTTGATCACGCCCCGCAGCTGAAACATGTGTATCTAGCCGGTGGTGAACCTTTACTGATGAAAGAAAACTTAGAACTACTGGGGCGATTACAACAAACCAATCCGGATGTGAATTTAAGGATAAACACCAATCTCAGCAAAGTGGATACCAAGGTATTTGACTTGATCTGTGAGTTTAAAAACGTCCACTGGACAGTGAGTGTAGAGACCATGGACAACGAGTTTGAATACATTCGCTATGGTGGCCGCTGGCAGGACTTTTTAGACAATCTTTCTCGAATCAAACAGCTCGATCACAAGATTTCTTTCAACATGCTGTGGTTCTTGCTTAATTACAAAAGCTTGTTTGATTGCGTAGATTTTTTTCGGGCACAAGGATTCCATCCCAACAGCTTTGTAATTGGTGCATTGTTAACTCCACTGCACCTAAACATTAGACATCTGCCCAACACTGTGCTAAAATCTTTAGAAGCTGTGCTGGTTGATCGTATTGAGCAACACCCAGGATATCTATTAGAGGACAGTTATACAAATCTACTAAGGTATATCCAACAACCATTTGACAAAACACTGGAACAGTCTTTGACAAAAATTGCAAAACTAGACCAGCGCAGAGGCATTGACAGCAAGAAAATTTTTAAAGATCTTTACAAACTTATCTAAAGGAAAAACAACTATGGCTAAACCATTTGACGTATCAAAGTTCCGCAAGGAAATCACAAAATCAATTGACGGACTGTCAATTGGTTTCAATGACCCTACAGACTGGATCAGCACAGGCAACTATGCTTTAAACTATTTGATTAGTGGCGATTTTAACCGAGGCATTCCCTTGGGCAAAGTCACTGTGTTTGCTGGTGATTCGGGTGCAGGCAAATCATACATCTGTTCAGGCAACATTATCAAACACGCACAAGAGCAAGGCATCTTTGTGGTGCTGATTGACAGTGAAAATGCTCTTGACGAAGGCTGGCTCAAGGCACTTGGCGTTGACACAAGTGACAGCAAGTTGCTTAAATTGAGCATGGCAATGATCGATGACGTTGCTAAAACAATTTCTACATTCATGAGCGACTACAAAGCACTGCCAGACGGTGAACGTCCAAAGGTGTTATTTGTTATTGACTCATTGGGTATGCTGCTAACACCAACAGACGTTAACCAGTTTGAAGCAGGCGAAATGAAGGGTGATCTAGGACGTAAACCCAAAGCTCTCACCGCCTTGGTGCGTAACTGTGTGAACATGTTTGGTAGCTACAACGTGGGCTTGGTTTGTACCAACCACACATACGCAAGCCAGGATATGTTTGACCCCGATGATAAAATCTCCGGCGGTCAAGGTTTCATTTACGCTAGCAGTATTGTTGTGGCCATGAAGAAGATGAAGCTGAAAGAGGATGAGGATGGCAACAAAGTCTCAGAAGTTAACGGTATTCGTGCAGGCTGCAAGGTGATGAAAACACGCTATGCCAAACCCTTTGAAGGAGTGCAGGTCAAGATTCCCTACACTACAGGCATGAGCCCGTATTCGGGGCTAGTAGACTTAATTGAGAAAAAAAGCCTACTCAAGCGCGAAGGCAATAGCTTGGTGTTTACCACCAGCGAAGGCGAAATCATCAAGAAGTTCCGTAAGGCCTGGGAAAAGAATGATGACAGCTGCCTTGACACTGTGATGAAAGACTTTAGAAATCAAAAGGCAGAGGTAAGTAGCGTTGAAGGAGAAGAAGAATAATGAACGAGCAATTGGCCAGTGTAATCTGGGACGAACTCAAACGATACATCAATACTGTGGACCGAGCTGATGCAGCTGAGTCATTGGTCAGTATTTTGATTGATAACGACGCAGACGCCGAGGACATTCGAACAGCGTTTGCCGGGGATAAAGATATCAAGACTGCCCTGACAAACTACATTAATGATGACACAGAAGAAATCGAAGACGAAGACGAAGACGAAGACGAACCAGACTGGGATGAGTGATGTGGTACAGCAAAGTTGTTGCCAATCTTGCTGCTATTCCTGACTTTATAGTTTACTACGAGTATGAGTTAGAAGAGGCTAAAAAAGAATGCAGGATTGGCGGTGTTGTTGAGCGCAACATCAAAGAGCTTCCTGGACACACTGAGCATCGCTTTAACCAACTGCAAGAAATTGAAGCGGTGCTTAACTATCTTAACATCCAGTTGAGAAAAATACGCCGCAAGCATTTTCAAAAATATCTAGAAGCCTATGCGCGAGCATTAACCTCCAGAGACGCAGAAAAGTATGTAGACGGCGAAGATGAAGTCATTGACTTTGAAACCATTATCAACGAAGTAGCATTGTTGCGAAATCGTTGGCTTGGTGTAATGAAAGGCTTGGAAACTAAACAGTGGCAAATGGGTCACATAGTTAGGTTACGGTCAGCTGGTATGGAAGATATTACAGTGTGACCTGTTGTGCGTGATACATAATAGTATGAAGAAAACTGCTTTTGTTACAGGCATGACTGGCCAAGATGGTCCGTATCTTGCCAAATACTTGATTGATAAAGGCTACCATGTTTATGGGTTAGTCAAACGCTATTCAAACCCCAATCTGGAAAATATCAAATGGTTAGGGATTGAAAATGACATCGAACTCATCACAGGTGACATTACTGATGAGAACAACATGAATCACATCATGCAAAGTGTCAAGCCACAAGAAGTATATAACCTTGCAGCTCAAAGTTTTGTTGGTATCAGTTGGGAACTGAACAAACTCACCACAGAAGTAAACTGTATGGGTCCGTTGAACTTGCTGAACTCAATTCGCCAACACAATCCCAATGCAAGATTTTATCAAGCATCTACGTCAGAGATGTTTGGCAACGCCACTGAACCAGGACTACAAGGTGAGACCACACCATTTCGTCCACGTAGCCCATATGGCGTAAGCAAGTTGTATTCACATTGGATGACTGTAAACTTCCGCGAGAGTTACAGTTTGTATGCTTGCTCAGGTATCTTGTTCAATCATGAATCGCCTTTGCGTGGTCGTGAATTTGTCACACGCAAGATTACAGATGCAGTAGCACGTATCAAATTAGGCCTAGCAGATGATGTTACCTTGGGCAATCTAGACAGTGCTAGAGATTGGGGATTTGCTGGCGACTTTGTGGAAGCCATGTGGTTGATGCTACAACAAGAAAAACCCAGCGACTATGTGATCGCCACTGGCGAACAACACACCATTGGTGACCTGTGTCGTGTGGCATTTGAACATGCCGGAATCCATGACTGGAAACATCTAGTAAAAAGTGATCCGCGATTTAAACGTCCAGCAGAACTTTACAGTTTACGTGGTGATAGTGCCCGTGCTAGAGAGCAGTTGGGCTGGAAGCCACGTACCGACTTTGAAACCATGATACGTGACATGGTGGATGCTGACATCAAAAGACTAAGCGTGTAAACGGCAATCCTGATCTAATCTCCTCCACAGTCCACTCAGTGTGTGCCAGTTGTTCTAGCCATACTGTGCGATCAGGGCGTGGAGGATTTTCTATTTGTGACAAGTCCCAATTGGCAACGGTGCTGGCCAAACTATCTGGACCAACAAATGCTGGAACACCTGCAATCACAGCTTGCGGCCCTGGACCTGAGTTCCAATTCAGCACACAGTGAGCACTACTTAACACT